TAACCTGTAAAATGCATGGCTGGCGAAGCGGCGTAAGCCGCGCCGACGCTTCACGCCAAGTCTTTTGGGCTTTACGGGAAGCCGGGGTTAAAAGAATCATAGCCGAAGGCGGCGTTGGGACAGCCAATCACCTGCTTGATCCGCGGGACTTTTTAATTCCGGATGATTATTTAGATCTGTCTTTACGCAAGGATGTAGGTTTAGAAGGACGGTATCTGTTAATTATGCGCGATGCGCTCTGTCCTGAGGTGCGCAACGAACTGATTGAAACCACCCGCACGCATTTCCAGGGGCGGATATTTACCCGTGGCACTTATGCCGTCACGGATGGCCGTCACTTTGAGAGCCCTGCTGAAATTGCCATGATGAAAGGGCATGCCGATATTGTTGGGCAGAGCTTATGTCCGGAAGTCTATTTAGCGCGGGAAATAGGCGCTTGCTTTGCCGGGCTGTATTATGTGGTGAATTACGGCGAGGGACTTGTGAAAGAATGGTCACATCAGGAACTGCAGGATATTTTTTATGATGATGCACCAATGATCAGCCAGATTATTTTGGATACAATCCGCAAGCTGGCCGTCAAAGGGGATTGTCAGTGCCGTGAGTTACGCAAAGAAACTCTGCTCAAAAGTATTTACAATAAGTAGAATTATATGGTATATTGTCCACATTAGTTTTACCGAGGGGGATGTCTCTGCATGGAAACCAAGCAAAATGAAATGATTCTGATAATGGATTTTGGCGGGCAATATAGTCAATTAATTGCCAGACGAATTCGCGAATGCGGTGTTTATTGCGAAATTGTACCGTATAATACGTCGATAGAGAAAATTCAGGCGCTTAATCCGAAAGGCATTGTCTTTTCAGGCGGACCGTCAAGTGTTTACAGTGATAATGCGCCAAAATGTGATGCCAAAGTATTTGAAATTAATATACCGGTATTGGGAATTTGTTATGGAATGCAGCTCACAGCCAATTTGCTGGGTGGTGAAGTCGCTCATGCTACTTCGCGCGAGTATGGCAATACCCGGCTGCTGGTGGACAACAATGAAGGCTTATTTGCTGAAATCGGCAGTGAGACTCAGGTGTGGATGAGTCATGGTGATTACATTAATACGCCACCACAAGGTTTTATTGTAACGGCTCATACGCACAGTACTCCTGTTGCGGCCATGGCCAATGATCAGCGCCACATCTACGGAGTTCAATTCCATCCTGAAGTGGTTCATACTCCTGAAGGGATGAAAATGCTGCGGAATTTTTTATTTAATGTTTGTGGCTGTCGTGGCGATTGGGACATGGGATCATTCGTCGATCAAGCCATTAAAGCCATTCGTGAGCAAGTGGGAGATAAGCGTGTGCTGTGTGTCTTGAGCGGCGGGATCGACTCCTCTGTAGCCGCGGTGCTTGTGCATCGGGCCATTGGCGATCAATTGACTTGCGTATTCGTTAACCATGGTTTCTTACGCAAGGGAGAACCTGAGCAAGTGGTCAAAACTTTCCGCGACGGTTTTAAAATGAATTTAGTCTATGCTGATGTGGTTGACCGTTTTATGAACCGGATGGCTGGTGTTACCGATCCGGAGGAAAAACGCAAAATTATCGGGGATGAATTTATTCGTGTGTTTGAAACCGAAGCGGCTAAACTGGGAGAAATTGATTTCTTAGTGCAAGGCACGCTTTATCCGGATGTTATTGAGAGCGGTACAGCCACGGCGGCTGTGATTAAAAGCCATCATAATGTCGGTGGATTACCGGAAGACATGAAATTCAAACTTGTTGAGCCACTGAGGGATTTATTTAAAGATGAAGTTCGCGCGTTAGCCCGTGAACTGAATTTGCCGGAAGACATTGTTTGGCGTCAGCCTTTCCCAGGACCGGGTTTAGCGATCCGGATTATTGGCGAAGTCACTGAAGAACGTTTGGAAATCCTCCGTGAAGCGGATGCCATTGTCCATCAGGAAATTAAGAATGCCGATCTGTATCGCAAGGTTTGGCAATCCTTTGCTATCCTGCCGGCTATGAAGAGTGTGGGTGTCATGGGAGATGAGCGTACTTACGCTTATACCGTTGGCCTGCGCGTTGTATCCAGTGAAGACGGCATGACGGCTGACTGGGTTCGCTTGCCTTATGAAGTGCTGGATACCATTTCCCGCCGTATTGTGAATGAAGTCAAAGGTGTTAACCGCATTGTTTACGATGTAACCTCTAAACCACCTTCAACCATTGAATGGGAATAAAAAAAGAAAACCCAGTGAAGCCTTGCATAATCAAGGTTTTACAGGGTTCTTTTTTTATTACCGTACTAAAATCGTACTACTTCTGTAAAGCATCAAGTTTTTTTGCTACTTCACTATGTTTATTAGGATATAGATGTGAGTACGTTCTAAGCGTTGTTTCAATGTTATCATGTCCGAGGCGTTCAGAAATTAGAAGAATGGAAAAGCCCATTTCGATTAGTAAAGATGCATGTGAATGCCTTAGATCGTGAATACGAATTCTTTTTACGCCAGTATAATCACACCCATGAACAAGTTCTTTTTGAAGAGTATGTTTAGTGCAAGTGAATAATCTATCGCTGGGTTCGTAATCAATTAACTTATTAACGTATTCCTGCACGATTTTAGACACGAATTTTGGAAGGGTAATGTCTCGTATTGACTTAGGGGTTTTCGGCTTATCTATGTCATCCTCAAGCTTTATACGAGCATATCGTTTATTGATGTGTAGTATGTTCTCTTTAAAATCAAAGTCGTTAAGTGTTAATGCTAAAAATTCACCTGAACGAATCCCAGTATAAAATAAAAGATTAAACGCGTAAAAAAAACGCAGCTTGTCTTTATCTTTATAAAAATCAATAAAAGCATCAAACTCTTTTTTTGTCCAAAACTTCATAGCATCAGCGTGTTTCTTACCCATACTGCCGCATCTAACAACTGGATTAAAAGGCAAACCATAATATTTAACTGCAAAGTTAAATATGGCTGACATTTGATTGTTTACGGTTTTTAAGTAGGTTTGTGAATACTTAGATTCAGAGGACATTAATTTATTCTGCCACTTACGAATCATGGCCGGACTTATAGTGTTTGCGGGTGTATCTGTAAAATCTGGTAGTATTTTAGAGTCGATTAGAAATTTCTTGTTCTCATAGGTAGTGGAACGCACTCTACTTTTACTATCTTCCATGTACAATTCAACTAAGCTACCAAAGGGCATATCAGAGCCGCCGCCCTGTTTTTTTATAAAGTCTCTCTCAAACTCCTGGGCATCAGACTTTTTATTAAATCCTTCCTTTTTCTTTTTCTTTCTTTCACCATTCCAATCAACATAGTAGAATGATGCATACCAAGTCCCGCGAACTTTATCCTTGTAAACGGGCATAAAAAATAGACCCCCTTAATCTAAGTGGTTTTTTGGAGGTCAATCGGCTATAATATTATTTGGAACCGTACGATTGACCTAATATGGTTAGTTGTACCAAGACTGTCCGGTGTTGGCGCACTGGGCAGTCTTTTTTTATCTAAAAATAGCGGTTCATAAAACCACTGAACCGACTTTTCGGCTGAGTGTAGGTTGTCTTATGAATCATTGTCGGGGTCTCCTCAATTTTGAGGGAACCTATAATTTCTTTAGTAGCCGGATTTTCGGCTACTAAAATATTGCGGATATTTTCTAAAACATGCTTATGCTCTTTCTCAAAATGCTCAGCCACTTGCCTGCTGGAAATAGCGGTTCAAGAAGCCCCTATTTTTACAAACCATCTTGAACCGGTTCAAACCCGCGTCACATCTACATTTTCCCCTTTGCGGTTCAAGTTCAAGATATAAAAACTACTATATTATTTATTTTTAGAGATATATAAAATTTTACTGTTTTTAAATTCCTTATATATAAAGATGTCAAATTCATCTTGAACCATCTTGAACCGCTACCCGCCAACCCATACCACACAAGGCTTCAAGCCGGTTCAAGATGATTTCGGTTATCTTGAACCGCAAAACAGGTTAACAAAGGGATAACCTCAGTAACTACGCCGCTTGGAACCGGTTCAACTTGCGGTTCAAGATGAATGATTATTCATATCAGGCTTTTCGAATAGCTTTAATCGAATATTAATAAGTTCGGGTGTTACACGAAAGTATTCGGCAAGTTCGCCGGGAGTATCAATGCAATTATAAAAAGCGTTCAATAGATCATCATCAGATATAAGATAGGTTGCTGCCCAGCGTAAAGCCTTATATTCAGCCTTACTAATTGATTGCCTAACAGAACAGCTGTGAAACTCTCTTGATACTATTCTTCCTACGCTAGTGAAGTGGTGACCTAGTTCTTCGGCCAGTATGGAACGTTTTTCATGAATATCTTCTATACAGGTACTAATTCCTATTAGGGGTGGATTTCCGTCTTGATGTAAATACAAACCCTTTAAAGGGGGATCAAGATAAAGTTCTTCAATGAGGATGTTTTCTTGATATGCTAAATCTAGTAGCTTATCCATAGACAATAACCCCTATTTATATTTAATACCATGCTTTTTGAGAGCCTGGTCTTTTAGTCTTTGTACGGAGTTTTCTAAAGCAGAATCTTCAATTGGTTTTGTTGGATCATCTGACCGGTGAGCAGCAAGCGTTTCATTAACATAGGTTTTCAGGCTGTTCTTATAGATTTCAGCATCAAGCATTTGGGCGTTCGTTTGTTGTAATTTATCAAATTCATCCTGGGTGAAGGTTGAAACAATATTATTTTTAATGAGGGTATATTCGGCGGTTTCTTTTGAAGGAACCCACGTTTTACCGATTACATTGCCGGTGGTGTCTTTGGCTTCTACTAAAAACTTTCCTTTAGATGGAATTGAATTTACTTTTACTTCATAACCCAAAGAGTTAAGGTAATCTTCGAAATTAAGGAATTCTTTAGCTTTTTCTTCTTGAGTGGGCTTGTCCTCCCAACCCAAAAGATCAACTGGTGATAATTCGAGTGCGATTGCAAAATCTTTTAATTTTTCTATATCTACGCTTTTGATTTCTCCATCTTCGTATCTTTTTACTGTGGTTTCATGAAGATTGACTAACTTTCCCAATTCAACTCTACTCATTTTTTTCAGTTTTCTTGCATTGAATATTCTTAATCCAATCGCTTTATTATCATCCATTATTTTCAACCTCCAATAACTTTGTTTTAATATTACAATAAACTTGTATGTAATGCAAGAAAAATTTAATATAGGAAAATAAACTTGCATGATGATATTGACAAGCGTTTTTTAAAATGTTATATTTAGGCCAACAAAACTTGCACATGATGCAAGAAAATTTCAATAAGAAGGTGATAACTTTGAATGCTGATAAATTGAAAGGTAAGTTAGTTGAGAACAAAAAGTCTTATGCTCAATGTGCTGATGTATTGGGTGTAACTCTTACTACTTTCAATAATAAGATTAATGGCTCATCAAAATTTTATATTGATGAAGTAAGACTTTTAAGTGAGTTTTTAAAATTAACAAATGCTGAAAAAATTGATATTTTTTTAACATAAAACTTGCATGATGTGCAAGTTTTAAACAGAAAGGAGGTGAAATTATATGAATCAACTGAGAGTTTTCAATAATCCCGAATTTGGACAAGTCCGAAGCATCACGATTGATAATGAAGCTTGGTTTGTTGGTAAAGATGTGGCTGAAATATTAGGATATCAAAATGTTAGCGATGCTTTAGCGACTCATATTGATGAAGAAGATAAAAAGCAAATCGCGTTTCGCGATTTGCAAGAATTTGGATTAGTTGGATTTGGCACGAAGGGGGCACAAGCAATTAACGAATCAGGTTTGTACTCTTTAGTCTTTTCCTCTAAGTTACCAACGGCTAAACAATTTAAACGTTGGGTTACAAATGAAGTTCTTCCTTCAATAAGAAAAACCGGTTCTTATTCAACTAATAATGCGCAAGGTGATAACTTCAATCAGATTTATAAGATTATCAGAGCATTGTCTAGTGCACCAAAAACAAACCTTCCTTATGTTGTAAGGGCGGTGGAACTTCAATATCCAGGTATTTTTGATGGCATCGAATGGCCGACTTCTAATAATAATCAAAAACCGAAGGTTTGCCATAATGATAACTCTTCAATATTAAAATTCCTGGATGAAAACGATGTTTTGGGAGAGCCAACTAATCAAGTTTATGCCAATTACTTAGATTTTTGTAAATCGGAGCAATTAAATCCTACAAATAATATTAACTTTTCGCGGCAAGTAGTTAAAATTTTAGACATTAAAATTGCTGTCAAGAAAATTTGTGGTAGAAACTACCGGATGTTTATTTCAAAATAATGTGAATTGGGAGAGGTTGAAAATGAAAAACGTTGATATGCAAGTTGAAAACAACATTCTTACTATTAAAGTTGATTTGTCAAAGAATTATGGACCGTCTAATAGCGGTAAATCCTTTGTAATTGCAAGCACCGAAGGAAATCAAACCGTTGGTAGTACTGATTGCAAGATCGGTTTGAATATCTACAAGAAAATGTAATTGAAAAGGGGGTTCAGCATTATGCTGAACGGTAATGAAAAGTCCAGGTTCATAAGAGTTGGGGAAGTTGCGGAAACCCTAGATGTTTCAATAACTCACGCATATAAGGTTATACGTGACCTTAACGCTGAATTGAAAGCTAAAGGGTATATAGTAACTGCCGGTCGCTTATCCAGAAAGTATTTCGAAGAAAGAATGTACTCATAAAAAAACACTTGCTAAAAGTCATTACCAGTGACTTTAGCAAGCGCACATCTAAAAATTCAAGTTCATTATAACAGTGAGAGGAAGGAATGTCAAAATGAATTCTACTGAAGTCAAAGGTTTTAAAGTTTTCAATCCTGATTGGACATGCCGGGGTTTTCAATATGAAGTAGGTAAGACCTATGAAATGGACGCTTCGCCAGTAGCTTGCGATCAAGGATTTCATTTTTGTAAGGTCGCTAAAGATTGCTTTGGTTATTACAAGTTCAACCCTAACAATAAAGTGGCTGAAGTTGTTGCCCTTGGTGAAATTGACGAAGAAGGCGATAAATGCGCCACTAACAAGATTACGATTGTTCGAGAAATCCCCTGGGGTGAATTGCTTGACATTGTGAATCTTGGTAAAGGAAATAGTGGTCTTTGCAACAGCGGTAATCGGAACAGCGGTAATCGGAACAGCGGTGATTGCAACAGCGGTAATCGGAACAGCGGTGATTGGAACAGCGGTAATCGGAACAGCGGTGATTGGAACAGCGGTGATTGGAACAGCGGTGATTGGAACAGCGGTGATTGCAACAGCGGTAATCGGAACAGCGGTAATCGGAACAGCGGTGATTGGAACAGCGGTGATTGGAATCAAGGCGACTATTGTACCGGGGATTTTAATATTTCAGACCGTGAAACAGGCTGCTTCTGCACCGAACAGCATAAAATTCGAATTTTTGATACTGAGTCCAATATGACTTATGAGGAATGGCGGCGTTCAGAAGCTTGTTATTTACTTTCCAGAATTGACTTTAGACCTACGGAATGGATTTATTCAAGTGACATGACGGATGAAGAAAAACGGCAACATTCAGACCATGAAATTACTAGCGGTTACTTGAAAGTTTGCGATACGACTAAAGCATTCGGTAACTGGTGGGAATCCCTCAATAATAGAGAACGGCAAGTTATCAAAAATATTCCAAATTTCAATGCTGATAAATTCCGTCAGATCACAGGAATTACAGTTGAATAATGATTACCTTCGAGCCACACCAACTGGAAGCCTTTAAATTAACTGAAGGTAAAAACCGTGTAGCTTATTATCTGGACATGGGTTTAGGTAAAACGTTTGTGGGTGCTGAGAAGCTTAATATACTTAGTGCTCCTTGTAATTTACTTATTTGCCAATGTTCGAAAGTTGATGATTGGATTGAACATTTCCTGAAATATTACGCCGCAGGTTTTATCATTTACAACTTAACTGAAAAAAGTCAATTTGAAATGTTTATGCGGGGAATTAAAGAAACTCACGGATTTAAATTAATTGGGATCATCAATTATGAATTAGCGTTCAGACGCAAGGAATTACTTGATCTTAAACGCTTTACTCTAATGTTGGACGAGTCATCCATGATCCAGAATGAAACGGTTAAGCGGTCAAAGTTTGTTCTTAAACTTACGCCTGAAAACGTGATCTTGCTAAGCGGTACGCCCACAAGTGGTAAATATGAAAAGTTGTGGTCACAGGTTCAATTGCTTGGTTGGAAGATATCAAAGAAGCTATTTTGGAGCCAATATGTGGATGTGGAATATCTGAACGTTAACGGGTTTCCGGTTAAGACCATCAAGGGTTACAAAAATGTGGACAGGCTTAAACGCAAGCTTGCCCAACATGGTGCGGTGTTCATGAAAGACGATATTCTTAAAATTCAACAGAATGATATCCCGATTACAATTTCCACGACTAAAGAATATCGTAAATTCATGCGGACTTCGATAGTCACAGTTGAAGGTAAGGACTTAGTTGGAGATACCACATTGACCAAGCGACTTTATGCAAGGCAGCTATGCGGTCAGTACAATCAAGCAAAACTTGAAGCGTTTAGGGATTTGATTGAATCCACTGAAGACCGGTTAATTGTTTTCTACAACTTCAATGAAGAACTTCAAAGGATGCTTCAGTTAGTGGGAGATCGCCCGGTGTCTATCGTGAATGGTGAAATTAAAGACCAAACAGCTTACAGGGATCACGATAACTCAATTACCTTCGTTCAGTATCAAGCTGGCGCGAAAGGTTTGAATTTGCAGAAAGCCAACAAGATCGTTTATTTTACGCTAACGCAAAGCTGTGAAGATTGGATGCAATCTAAAAAGCGCATTCACCGAATGGGTCAGGAAAGATCATGCTTCTATTACTATCTGATGTGTAAAAATTCAGTCGAGGAAGATATATTGAAAGCTTTAAAAAGTGGTCGTGATTATACGGATAATTTATTTGGGAAATGTGAGGGGGAATGAAAATGACTGTTAATGAGTTAAGAAATTTTCTAAAGAAACTTGATGGAGAACTAGCAATTTACGTCATTGATTCAAGCGAAAGTCCTTTAAATGAGGGTAGAGGGGTTAATCGGCTTGCCGTTGTTAGTGTGGATTCGGATGAAATAGCAGAAGCAGTTTATTTGGTAGCAGATTGATGAAATGGTTGGTTTTTACTTTACTGTGTTTTATTCTTACCCCTTACGCTGCTGAATTGGCCTATGTCCAGCGTGGCTATAGTGCAATAGGTGGTGAAATGTTTGTCCCAGTTCTTCCCCTCATAGGTTACACATTAGCCCCAATTTTTAAAGAATGGAGAGGATTAAATGATTAAATGCAACAATGGCGGCTGCGTAAAGGATAAAGATATTTGTTGTCAGTCGTGTGATGAAATAAAAATTTGTAAGGGTGCTTGCATTGATAAACCATCAACCGATGATTCCGGTTGTGGTGAAGCGGTTTTTGAATCAAATGATCCGGTTGCAGTATTTCAAAGTTCGGCCGCAACAGTAATTAATGATATTGCTGAAATTTTTAAGGCTAAAGCGGATTTAGATGAAAAAGAAAAGTCCCTAAAGGCTCAGCTTAAAGAAGCCATGGAGCGAAACGGTGTTAAATCCTTCAGCAATGATGTTCTGAAGATCACCTATGTTGCTGCAACAATAGCCGCAAGCTTGGATTCTAAAGCCCTTAAATCCAAATATCCTGCAATTGCTGCTGAGTGTACCAAAACTTCACCTAAATCATCCTATGTAAAAGTTGAGTTGGTGAAATAGGTTGGATATTGAAAAAGTTAAATCGTTAAGAGAAAAAACAGGTTGCGGTTTAAATATGTGCGCTGTAGCAATCAAATACGGTAAAGGTGATTTGAATATCGCTATAGCTTATCTTGATGCAAAGTCATTAACAGTGGCAACTCCTGGGCTATCTTTTGACGAAAGAGTAAACGCTTTTTTAAGGAGCAATTTACATGGCCGGTGAAAAGTTATTTGAGAATAAGGTTAAACGGTTCCTGAAGCAATTTCCTGATCTGATTTGGTTTGTGAAGGTTTGGGGCGGCGGGTTTCAAAAATCAGGAATACCGGATTTAATCTGCTGCGTGAACGGCGTGTTTATAACGGTTGAACTGAAGGCTTCAAGTGGACATGCTTCAGAACTTCAGAAGTACAATACTAAGTTAATTAATCAGGCCGGGGGTATTGGAATTATCCTGTACCCTGAAGGGTTCGAGAATTTCAAAAAGTTAATACTGGGGGTGATAAATTGCAGTTCTCACATTCAAGGGTTGAATGCTCTGAAAAATGCCCTTTCAAGTACAAAATGCGTTATTTGGACAAAGTAAAAGCCCTTCAATGGACACCACCAAAGGGGCAGGACGTATACGGGGCAACAAACTCTTTAATAATCGGTCAAGCCCTACATACTGGCATTGAAAAAGATGTAGCGACAGCTATCAAAGAGTATTTTGCCAGTTATCCGGTCATTACAGACCTTCACATTGACGAAGCTATGAAACTGGAATACCTGATACCAAAAGTCAAAGAAATACTCCCCACGGGCGAATATGAAGCCCAAATCATGACCAGTGATTTTATTGGGTTCATTGATTTACTTGCACCTAAAGGCACTCGTCCCGATATGGAAAATCGAATAATAAGAACACATTATGACATTTACGACTTTAAGTGTTCTAATAACATTAAGAATTACCTTAATAGTCAGCAGCTTCATTTGTACAAGTATTTCTATGAAAAAATGTCCGGTAAAAAAATTGATAATTTGTATTTCGTGTTTGTTCCAAAGGTTCAGATTAAGCAAAAGAAAACTGAGGATTTGCGGCAGTTCAGGGAGCGGATTAAAGCCGAACTTGAAAAGTCTGAAATCAAAATTGTTCCGATTGAGTTTGATATTAACAAAGTAATTGAGTTCATGACCGGAGTGAAACACTGCTTAGAACTCAAAGACTTCAACAGAAATCCAAGTTATTTGTGTGACTGGTGCGAGTACCAAGAATATTGTGAAAAGGGATGGGATTACATGTTATTACCTGAAAACAAGCGGAGAGACATTCAAAAAATCGAAAAGAAGGTCATTTGGCTATATGGTTCCCCATTCAGCGGAAAAACATACCTAGCAAATCAATTTCCTGATCCAATCATGTTAAACACGGATGGTAATATTCGTTTCGTAGATGCCCCGTATCTGGCCATCAAGGACGTTGTTAAAACTGAAGGGCGCGTTACCAAGAAAACGTTGGCCTGGGATGTTTTCAAAGATGCAATTGGTGAACTTGAGAAAAAACAGAACGATTTTAAAACAGTCGTGGTCGATTTGCTGGAAGATACCTATGAGCATTGCCGGGTGTATATGTATGACAAGCTTGGCATTACCCATGAATCCGATGATTCATTCCGGGCATGGGATAAGGTCAGAAGCGAGTTTTTAAACACCTTGAAACGCCTTATGAACCTGGACTATGAAAACATCATCCTTATCAGCCATGAGGACACCTCTAAAGACATCACCAAAAAAGGCGGGGACAAAGTTACTTCTATCAAGCCGAATATCAATGATAAATGCGCTAATAAAGTTGCCGGTATGGT